TATATTGATATTGCTGAATTTTATATAGAATTAAATTCCGAATTATATGATATTAAAGTAAAAGATGATGAAATTATAGAATATCATGTTAATAAAAAAATAGAAATAAATGGGGAATTAAAAGTTAAAAATATAGATAAATGTCCAATTTGTTTAGATGAAAATTCAAAACTAATAACAGATTGTAATCATCAGTTTTGTGAAGAGTGTTTAAATAATTTAAATAATAAAAATATACATTTTAGATGTCCATTATGCAGAAAAGATATTATATCTATAAAAAATTTAAGATTATAAAATCTACAAAATAAAAAGTCTAAATATATAATATAATGACAGATAAATCAGAACAAGTTGATCCTAATATTGGTAAAGAAGATAAATCAGAACAATTTAATTCTGATAATGAATCTATATCATCTAAAGTACAAAAAAGAAACAGTATAAAGCATGATACTAATTTTAATGAATTTATCGATGTTATAAATCATGATTTAACAGAAATAGAAAATAATAATTCAAATATTAGTCTTGATAAATTTAGAAAATTCAATGAAGTACAAAGTAATGTAAAAGAAATGCTAAACGAAGATTTAGTTTTAAAAACTTCTACATCATTGGATATTGTAGCTAGTTATTTAAAATGTCAAAAAATTTTATATCTTGAATCTAGTTATTTTATTACTAAATGTTTAAATTTTTTAATTATTCCTACATTAATTATTACAGGTGGTTGTAGTGTATTAGCATCTTATGTTGATGAATTTGTATTTGGTAAATTATTAATGGCTAGTTTAAATGCATTTATTACTGTGATTTTATCTATTGTTAATTATTTAAAATTAGACGCACAAAGTGAAGCTCATAAAATATCATCACATCAATATGATAAAATACAATCAAAAATAGAATTTTTTTCAGGACAAACTTTACTTTTTAGTACTTTAAGTACTGCCGAATTTTTAGAATTACCCGATGAAGTAAAAAAAGAAAAAAATGAAATTGTTTATAATAAAGCAAATGAATATCAAAAATTAATGGAAGATGTTCGAGAAAATATTAATGACTTAGAAAAAAAGACAATGGAAATTAAAGAAACTAATCAATTTTCAGTGCCAAGGGTTATAAGGTACAGATATCCAATAATTTATAATACAAATATTTTTACCATTATTAAAAAAATAAATCAACATAAAATAAAATTATTAATTGATTTAAAAAATTCATATAATAATTTAGTAGAAGTAAAAAATGATTTAAATAAATATGAAAATGAATATAACATTTTATCCCAAAAGATTTTATACTTAAAAAAATTAGAAAGACAAAAAGACACTTTTCATGATAATAATATTAGTGTGAAAATTGAAACTGATTTAGATATTTTTCAATCTGAAGTTAAAAAATTAGATAAAATTATGAATCAGCTAAAAGAAGATAAAGAAAATTTACTTCATAAAAGGAAACACGTTGAATATAAAATTATTTCTTTATCTACTGTATTTACTAAAATTGATGATATGTTTCAACAAGAAATTACTAATGCCAATATAAAAAAAAGTAGTTGCTGTTTTTCTGACTTTATTGCTTGTTTTAATACTCAATATAAAAACCCAAAACATGTTGATAGAATGTTATGTGAAATATTAGGAAATGAAGATAATAATTTAATTTATAATGATAAAAATAATGAAAAAGTTTAATTTATAAAATACTTAATTTTTTTATATTATATTATATAATATAATGAATATATTATATGCTTCTCAACATGGGAACGCACAAGCAATTGCTGAAGAAATATTTGATAGAATTGATACCGAAAATAAAATAATTTTATCCTTAAATGAATCACTAAAATTATTTGAAAATATATCTAATTTAGAAAACAATACAATTATTATAATAACATCAACCACTGGAAATGGAGATATACCAATAAATGGTGAAAAATGGTGGAGATTTATTAAAAATAGAAAATTAGATAAAAATTTTTTAGAAAATATAAACTTTTATGTATTAGCTTTAGGTGATTCAAATTATGACCAATTTTGTGGTGCTGGAAAAAAAATATTTAAAAGAATGAAAGAATTACATGCTATACCTTTAAATGATTTAATTACAATTGATGATGTAGATGGCGACTATGAAGAAAAAATAGATATTTTTAGTAACTTAATTAATAATATTTAGTTTTTATCTTAAATTTATTTTAATTATATATATATATGATTAAAAATAGACAAAAAAATAATTATTTAAAAAATATACCTCCTCCTAATCAACATAAAAAACCAGGAATTTTATCAACATTAGGTGAAAATATGGTTTTAGGTGCTGGATTAGGAGTTGGTAGTGAAGTAGGTCATTCAATATTCAAAAAAGTATTTAGTGAAAATAAAGAACAAGTTTATTCTAATAAAAATGAAAATAATTGTATAGATATTCTTAAAATGTATGAGAATTGTTTAAAGACACAAAGTATGAATACTGATTTTTGTAAGAATGTGATAATACGATTTGAAAAATATTGTTAATTATTTTTTTAATTTAACAAAATTATTTTGTGTTATTTTTTTTACATTATATAATCCAAGATCCTCAACACCATTTTTTATTTTTTTAAAAAATCTTATTTTTTTTTTATTTGATATATTTAATTCAAATAAATTCTTTATTTTTTCATTTTTTATTTTATAATATATAATATTTGTATTTTTTAAGTAATAATCACAACCTCTACCATTACTATAACTTCTAATAACTCCTTTTTCATTTCCTATTGTACCAAAACGATGACTACTTGGATAATTATAATAATTATGTGCTTCTTTTAAATTTTTAAATATCATTATTTAATTTATTTAGATATTTTTTAATTTACTAATTAATATGGAAATACAAGAATGTAGAATCTGTTATCAATATTTAGATATTGAAGAAAATAATGAATTATTAAATCCATGTAATTGTAATTTACCAATACATAAAACATGTCTAATACAATGGATAAAGAGTCGTCCAAATAATCAAAATAAATTAAAGTGCGAAATATGTTCAAAAATATATAATATAACATTCAATGATGAATTAATTGAAATCAATAATAATTCAATAAATTCTTATGAATATAGACAAAATGTTTTATTTTATAATAGAATTTATTTGATTTGTGTTTTACACTGTTGTAATTTATGTTCAAAACTTTCTTTTTTTTTTATAATTAGTAGTTTAATTTACATCATTTTTCAATATTAATTTTTTTTCTTAATAAAATATATAATGAATCAACCTACAAAAAATGAAATTTTAAGTATTTTAAAAAAAAATAATGTAAAATGCAATTCAAGTTTAAAAAAAGATGAATTAATTAAATTAATGAAAAAACATAAAATTAATAATAAAAATCACAAAGAAGTTAAAAAAGGTTCTGGAATGTGGAATTCAATATCAAATGTTGCACGAAGAAAAAGTAGATACGCAGGAAGATTTAGAGATTTAGAAGCAATTGCTACATTTATACCAAATAGTCAGAGTGACACAGCTGGTGGAGATAATTTTAAATTTAGTAGAAATCTTTGGAGAAATTTAAAGAGAAATATTCTTATATTATCTTGTATTCCAACAGAAAAATTTGAAGAATTATTACAAAAAAATAATGCTTCAAGTGTAAATTCAAATGAGAAAGATGATTTTGAACAATTAGTAGATATGATAAAAAAATCTGGTGTTAGAAATAAAGAAGGAAGAGTAAAAATTGATATGAATAATAACCAAAAATTTGATGGTAAAATAAATATTATTGGACATGCAGGTGGAAAAAAAAATAAAAAAAAGAAAGAAAAAAAGTAATTTATTATATTTAAAATTAAAAATTTATTATAAAATATGTCAGACCGCGTAAAACAATTAGAAGAAATACATAAAAATGCTCTTGAATTATTTAAAAAGAAAAATACTGATTATGGTGATGCTTTTGCTAAATATGGTATTATTGGAATTTTAACTCGTATTGAAGATAAAATGAGTCGTTGTATTAATATATCTAAAAATAAAGTAGAATTAGTAGAAGATGAAAAATTAATTGATACATTACTTGATTTACATAATTATGCTGCTATGGGATTAATGTTATTACAAGATTAATATATATCACATACAAGTCTGCTACCTATATATTTTCCATATATTGGTCTTCCTGTTTTATAAAATATATTAATTTGTTTTTGTCTCCATATTTCTTGTAATTCCATCGTTGATAATATTTTCATTTCTTTTTCTTTATCTATAAGAATTTTTTTAGGTATTTTCTTTTTATATTTTTTATACAAATATGATAAATCAACATTATATTTATTATCTATGTCCATAATATTATTATATATTAAAAAATATTATTTTATTATAAACGTCAATAGTAATGTTTTAAATAATGCCATGTTGACAATCTAAAAAAATGTATCAATCATTAATAAAGGAATAATTTATAATAAATATTAGAGATGTGTCCTATTAAATAGATTTGATAAATACATTAAATATGGTATTATTTCATATAATTCAATTTCAGAATGCCAATGATCTAGTTTATTTTTAATATAATAAAGTATTTTTATATTTTTTGGATTTTTTTTATGAATAATATCAATTGTAACTTCATAATGTAAATTTATATCATCTTTTGTATTTCTAATGTAATAAGACGGTTTTTCAAATGGCCATTTTTCAGATAAAATAATTAAAAAATAATCAGTATCAAGTACATAATTATTATATTTCTTTGTAATTACTATACTATATTCTTGTAATTTACTTATTTCATATTCTATATATCTTTCTCTTAAAATATCTATGTTCTCTTTTAAAAAAATAATTTCACCTTTTAATATTTTTGGTATCTGTTCTTGATAATTCTCTTCAATAATCTTTTTTTCATTAAAATATTTTATCATTTTATCTCGTAAAGAAAATAAACAATGGTTATCATTAAATGAAAATATTGTCATAATTAATTTATTTTAGTATATGATTATTTTCAATTTTTTATTATAATACTATTATAAATGAGAGGTATGCTAACAAGAAAACAATTATGGAGAAGATGTCATATACATAATAGTCAAAACGAATTAAATATAGAAATATACCATAATTCCAATAAATGACTAATTTACATTATTTTTTATTTTTAATGATTAATTTCATAACATATATTTCAATATTTTCATTATTATTTTGTTGATATATTGTTGATATTATTTTAAAATTATTTTTTTTATATAAATTAATAGCACTAATATTATCTTTTCTTACTTTTAATTCATATACCTTAAAATAATTTTGTGTATTTTTCAATAAATAAAATAAACAAGCGTTTCCTATTCCTTTTTTCCGATAACTAAAAAATGTATGTATAAAATCTAGATACATTGATTTACTATTTTGTGCATAAACAAACCTTTCAATATGTACAATTGATTTATTTTTATAAAGTATAAACAGTTTTGTGTCTTTTTTTATTTTTTTACTATCTTCTATTAATTTTTGTATAGTATAATCATTTTTATGTTCTTTTATAATCAATTCAAAAGAATCTATTAATTTATTTATTAATAAAAAATTTGATAAATTTGTTATATTTACAATTTTATATTTATAATCTACGTTGTTTATTTCAATATTATTGATTATATCATTCATTAATATGTATTTAGATTTTAATCGATTGATATAAATTTAACAGAAACAATACCATTAATATTTTCATCGCCTATGCTAAAATATTTTCTATAAATATCTACTCCATCTTTTATATTTTCGACACCTGGTAAGCATTTTTTCATTGATTCACTTTCTAAAAATTTATGTATTTTTAAAAAATATTTTATATGAATAGCTTTAACTTTATGTTTTCTTTCAAACCCTAATTCATTATTAAAAAATAGTATTGTACATCCATTTTCAATTCTTTTCCATTCGTCTTTATGTAAAAACCCCTCACATGTTTTAATATTAAATTTAACAAGTGAAAACCAAGGTTCAAGTAATTCTTTTGTATAACTCATTTTTTTATAAGATGTAAAAAAATATCAATTTTTTATTCATAAATTTTAAAACATTCATTTTTAAACAAAAATGTAATATAAAAAAATATTCATTAAAATAATTATGAGTGGAGATTTATTAAATTTCATTAAATCTTCAAAGATACATAAAGAGGTAATGTCAGATTTAGTAGAAAATAATATTGTAAAACCTGGAAATTCAATAAATTATATTGTTGATTATATTGAATCTTCTGTAAAAAATAAAATTAATTATAATCAAGATAAACCATTATATGCTGGATGTGGGTTTCCCCCTAATATATCAGTAAATGAAGTTGTCGCACATTATACAGCTTCACCAAATAATAAAGATTATATTCTTCAAGAAAATGACATTGTTAAAGTAGATTTTGGGGTTCATAGTCATGGATATATTACTGATAGTGCTCAAACATTCCATTTTAATTCAAAATATGATGAATTTATTCAAGCATCTAAAGATGCAACTAATTATGCCATTGATTTATGTGGGGTAGATGTTAATTTAGGAGATTTAGGCAAAGATATTGAAGAATATGTAAAAAGTAAAGAAGTTACTATTGATAATAAACTTTATCCATTATATACGTTAAAAGATTTAACTGGACATAATATAGGACAGTATGTTATTCATAAATCAAAAGCATTACCAAATACAGCAATAAATTATCCATTGAGAATGGAAGAAGGTGAAGTATTTGCTGTTGAACCATTTGTATCAACATGTGCTGAATCTTATTATGATAGTCCAACTAATTTATTTATGATTAATAAAAATTATGTAGATTATGTGCCATTTTTAAGTGAAAAAGAATTAAAGTTATTCAATTTAATATTTGAAAAATATTTTATGTTATGTTTTTGTGACCGATGGTTAATAAATGAATTAAAAGATTTTAATTTTGAATTATTTAATAATATAATTCAAAAGAAATTAATTGAAGAATATAAAACAATTTATGTACCTAAAAATAATTATGTTAGTCAATTTGAGCATAATGTATATATTAGAAATAATGGAATTATAAAATTGACTGAAAATAAATATTATTAAAAAATTATAAAAAAAATATCCATAATTATTATATAATAATGCAGAGAATTCAAAGTTTCAAATTAGTATTTAAAAATAAAAATGGTTTATTTTCAAATATAGCAAAAAATATTTATAATTTAAATGGTCATATATTAAATTCAAAATATAACCAATTAGTTAATCATTCAGAATTTGATATGAATGTATCAATACCAAAAAAAAATGTAAATTTATTTAATAATTATTTATTAGATATGAATGTAAATACATTAAAAAATGTAAAAAATAATCTTTTTAAAATAAAAATATATTGTTCAGATAATTCGGGAATTATTCATTCAACTTGTGAAAAAATAGAAAATATAAATGGAAGAATTATTAAAATGGATTCAAATACAATAAAAGCACCAATATCAAGTACAGATTTATTTGAAATGGAAATAATATTTTCTCTTGATAATAGTGAAAAAACAGATATTGAATCATATTTAAATGAAATTAAAGAAACATATAATTGTGAATTAAATGTAAGTATATTATAAGTATGGATAATAGAAATTACAAATCTTTACATGCAAAAATTATTAACAAGAAAAAATATACACAATTTATAAATGAATCAAAATTAATTAAATGTCGTAAGTTATATTTAATAGAGAAATTGAATCAAAAATATTCATTTTTTCCAAAAAGTAATACATTATTTTCTTCATTTATAATCAATGCTAAGAAAGAAGATAATTTATTACAACTATTTAGACTTCAATTATTATTAAAACATTTTATTAGTAGTAGATTATTAGAATCATTAAATAAAACTTATTTGAATAATATAAATAAATTTAATGATAAAGATATATTTGATTTTTTATTAAATAAATTTAACAATAATAATAGAAATTATAAAAAACCAATTTGTCCTAAATGGGATTATATATTGGATAATATTATTTTACAATATAAACATTTAACAAAAAAATACAAAAATAATAAAGTAAAATACTTAGACATTGGATGCGGGGACTTAAAAAAAACATTAAAAATGAAAAAGTTTTTGAATTTATCCAAAGAAGACGTTTATGGTACTGATATTAAATCTTGGGGTCCATATAAAAATAATAAATATAATTTGGATATTCAATTTGAATATATATTAAATAATAAACTTCAATATGAAGATAATAGTTTTGATTTAATTACGTGTATCTATACACTACATCATATTGAAAAACTAGAGGATTTTTTAAAAGAAATAAATCGTGTGCTTAAAAAAAATGGATATCTTATTTTAATTGAACATGATATAAATAGTGATTATGATAGAATAGCTGTTACTATTGAACATATATTATATAGTTGTTTATATGAAAAAAGGAAAAATTATATACAAAAGCGTGATTACATGTTATTATTCAATCGTGATGAATGGAATTATTTATTAAATAAATATGGGTTTCAATTTAAGTATTATAGTACAGTAAATAGTGAAAGTGGATGGGGTGAATTAAATTATAATAATAGTTGTTTTATGATATATAAAAAATTATAAATTATTTTGTTTATTTAATCTTCAAAAAATTTAATTCTTGAAGATAAAAACTTTATTTTTCCTTGTTGCCATTCTCTTTGTTGTTCTGATTTTGGATACATATGATTCATATTACTATTAAATTTTTTTAAATTACCAGAAACATTATGTAATTCTATGTTTTCCAATTGTGTATTACTACATTCATAATTATGACAATTTGGAAATATAGTAAATAATTCATCCCAAGAATTCAATTCAATATACTTATGATAATATAATTTCAATATTTTTAAACTTAATGGCATATATAGACGTTTACTTTCTATACATGTATAATTATCAAGTAATAAAAATAAACCTTTATTATCATCATAATTATTTACTTCTAAAATTTCAAGATTAATTAAATATTTTATGTTTTGATTTAAATGTGGTAAATATCTAGCTTCTATACATATTTTATTAATATTCCTAAATTGAATAAGACTATAAGGAATAAATTCAATATGTTCTTGAATATAAATTTTTTCATCATTAATATATTGAGTTCTTAAATCTAAAAAAGTACATTTTACATTGAAATTCAATAAAATGGTATTTACTTCGCTTTTTATTACTTTTCCATTTTTTTCTCTATGTGTTAATTTTTGAGTTTTAATTCCAATACAAATATTTTCAAATGATTTAATTTCATTTTCTAAAATATTTATTTTATTTTGTAAGTTTTGAATTACTACATCTTTATTTTCATCTTTGTTTAAATTTTCACTAATTTCTTCATTTGAATTATTTAAAATACTCCAATTTTTAATTGTCTCTTTTAAAGAATCATTAGAAATAACATCTTTCATAATATCATCTATTTTCTCTTTTGTAAATGGGTCACATGGATATTCGCCTTTTTCTATACATAAACTAAAATATTTATATAATGCCTTTTTTTCATAAGTTTTCCCAGAAGGAATACATAATACAGGTTCAGACATAATATCTTTTGTAATTGGACAATAAAAAATATCTAATGCATGTGTTAATTTTGCTTCTTGATTTTGTATCATTTTTAGTAAATTCTCATCTTCTTCATCCAAAAAATGTAAATATTTTGATGACTTATTTGATTTATCAAATAGAATATTTAATTCATTTTTCAATAAATGTATTGTTTTTAATGGCATACTTTTTATATCATCTTTAATATTATCCATTTGATTGTCAATATTTTTCAATTCTTCTTGAATAATTGATGTATTAATTTGAATATTTTCTATTAATTGATTAATTAATAATAATGTCTTAGCATCCGCCATAGATTGTATTTTTATTAACCAAGAATTAATTTTTTCTAAAATATTATTAATTTTAGATTTATATTTTCCTGATAAAATACTTGTACTAAATGGATGTTCAATGATACAATCTACAATTGTTTCTGCTTCATTTAATACATTTTGAAAAGAATCAAATAATTCAATATGTTGTTTTTCAAATAATGAATCTTTTAATGAATTAATAATAGACTCAACTTTTTCTAATATATCACTCAAATTGTCACATTCTTTGGGTAAGTTTTTTATTTCTTTAATTTTTTTTCTTAATTTTTTAATACCTGTGTAAATAATTAGTAAATTGTCGGACATTTTCCTAAATATGAATTATAATTGGAAATGTTTCAATTTTTAAAAATTGATTATTTTTTTATATATTATATAATAATCAAACAATTAACAAAAATGTTACATATTTTTGCTCTATTTATTTTTCTATTATATTTTGATTTTAATGACAAAATTATATTAACAATTGCATTTTTTGTATCAATAAGTCTAATATTATACGGAGGTGTGCCATTTTGGGCACTCGGAATTTAATTATTACAAAAAAAATTTAAAATTTAAGTATTTTCTTTATAAGCTACATAAATATTTTCATCTTTCACTATTATTTTATTATTAATATTGTCTATTAAATTTTCTACATTTACATTTTTTTCAACTATATAAACATCTGCTACTGGACTTTGTACCTGAAAAACCCAAAATAATAATTGTTTTATGTACCAATTATTCACTATTATAATATTGAATTTCAAATAATCATATTTCAACTTTTTTATTTTTTTTATAAAAGAAGTCAAATAATAACCATATACTGGATTTACATAACCGACTGCTGTTGTGTCAAATACAAAATAAAAGTCTTTATATTCCATATAACATTGTAACCATTCATTTTCAAAATCTTTGTAATCATCAAATGAATAAATTTTTTTACTAAATTTTACAGTAATTTTTGGGAAAGAAGATTTATCAAATATAGCAAATTTTTCCATATATAGTAATCATGTATATTATTCTTTAAATCTAGTATATCATTTAAAAATTGAATATTTTCCAAATATTCTAAAAAATTAATGAATATGGACATATTAGAATTAAATAATATGACTATTGTTAAGTTAAAAGACTTTGCTAAAACAAATAATATACATAAAGGTATTTCTAAATATAAAAAAAAAGATGATTTAATAAATTATATATTTAAAGAAATAAATTTCAAAAAAGAAAGAGAGTCTGTAAATGAATATGTACCTGATGTTTTCGAAAAAATGAATTCTGAAAATATTGAAAAAGATGAAATTAATGGAATCGTAGATAATTTTGTAGATAAATTAACAGAAGATGTTAATAAAATTACATTAGATTCTAATCCACAATATTATTATCATAAATATGATTATTTAAATAATGATTTATCAATTAAATCTATTGAAATTCTTTTACAAAAAAGATTGAATTTTGGTGACATTATTCAATTTGATGATTATCGTGCAATTGGTTGTTTTATTGTTACACATGATAAATTACTTCAATGTAGTGGTTATGTATCAGATGATATTTATATTCCATTGGAAATAAGTGAAGAATTTGAAAATCCAATTGAATTATATAAAGATATTCATGTTGATTTTTATGGAATTGAATTATTAAAAACTAATGAATATATAACAAGTAAATTTGGTGATTTTGATGCTCCAAGAGATTGGAAGTATTATTATGTAAATCAAGAAATATTTGAAAATGAAATTCATATTGATATTGGTATGAATGAACCTATACAAATTAGTATTAATATTGAAGAACCAGTAAGTAAATATGTTTCATTTGTGAATTCTATAGATTATGTAAAAAAATTATATAAAATGCATAATTCTGATAATGAATCATATAGTCTTTATGTAACATTAAAAAATGACGACGATGAAAATTTAAGCACTGATGAAAATGATTATATATATAATATTGAAATACCAGAATATTGTATAATGAATATTGATTTTCAATGTGATTATTATGATATTAGATTCACATTTTTAAGAAAAGATAAAACAAATGCAATGAGCTTCATTAATGAATATTATTTTTCGAAAATACCCGAATTTGTAAAAGAAATCGAGCCTGTAATTGAAGAATAAACTAAATATTTTTTTATAAAACAAATACACCAGTATAATAAGCCCAGAAGAAAATACCAACAAAACATTTAGCAAATAAATCTAATACATTAAAACCTACATTTTTTGTTACTTCATCTTGGAAATATAATATACCATAACCAGACCATAATACTAAAAATGATAAAAATAATATCATATTATCAAAATTATAATTGTCTTGAATAAATACAGCATAAATATAATAATATAATGCAGTGAAAAATATAAAACCTATAATATTAGCTGGTGTTTTATCAATTACTCCTTGCTCTCCTAAATAACCTGATGCTAACATACCATAATTAAAAAATAAGATTAATAAAAATGTTGTAAATTTTAACTTTCCTCCTTTTGAGTTAAATAAAAATGCTAATACTAATACCAGTAACATAATTGGTGTTGTAATTGCCCAATCAGTATATCTGTTTTCATTAATTTTTTCATAATCAACTTTATCTTCTTTTAATTGCATAATAAATTTACCATAAAAGTAAGCAGCAACAATAGATATACATGTTTCTAAATTTAATATATTTCTAACTTCAGGTACTTTTGTTCGAATTGCTTCAATAAAAGTAATTGTACCAGTAGTTAATAAAAATACATATGTAACATAAAAGCTATTATAAATTAATTTATTTTCTAATTCTTTATCTTCATTTTCATCTTTATTTACTTTTTTCATTATATAATATAAATATAATTTTTTTTTAATAAATTGTTATTATATTTTCATTTCCCCATCCTAAATAAAAATTTGTAAATAAATGATTATTTTTTAAATTTTTATAATATATTTTTTTATTCTTTATAATTCTTTTAACATATATTTTTTCCTTTTTATTACATTTATTAAATTTCCATAATGTTTTTGGTTCTTCTGTTAATGTTAAATTATTATTTATACAAGTTAAATATAATTTACTTTTTAAAAATTGTAGATTATATGAATTATGTTTTGGTATAAGTTGTATTATATTTTCATTATCATTATATAATAACTTAATTAATAAATGACGATTTTTGAAATTGTCACTTATATTATATCGATTTAATTTATAAATACCTAATTTTATTATAATTTTATCTTTATCAATAAAGTCAATTGTAAAATAAGTTTTTTTTTTATTACTTAAAGTAATTTTATTACATTCATAATCAATATAAAAATATTTATTATCTGTTGATATTAAATATGAATTATATGAATTATTATTAAGGAAAAATTTATTTTTACTAATATTATTTATTTTAAATTTATTTAGACTGTTATTAGTATAATTAAATTTTAATTGTTTATAATTATTATTATAAATTTCAAAAAATTTATTATACATTAATTTTAATTCTTTTTTTTTTAATAATATTTTTTCTTGTAAGCTATATGAATAATGACATGTAATAAAATTTCCTATAATTTTATTTGGTCTTAATAATTTTTCTGGATAATAAGAGCTCACTTCATATTCATCATCTAATGAAGTATTTTTAAAATATTTACAATCTTCCCCATTTAATATTATAAAATTAATAGAAATTCTTGTATTAACATATATATCTTTTAAATAATAGTTTTGAATTTTATTTACATCATTTATGATATCATTTAAAAATTGTTGTTGCATGATGTATGCTAATATTGGATTCTCAAATATAGGTCCTAATATTCCACCAATAGGATAATTATTTAATTTTTCTTCTATAGTTGAAAACAAATGTTTTTGGTAATAAGAACATATATTATTATTTATACAATTAGAATGTAATAAAAATGATTTTTTATCTTTTTTTCTTTCAATAATTGCATTTTTTAATCCATGTGCATCAATAAATAATATGTCATCATCACATTTTATAATTATTGAATTTTTATAAAATTTTTCATTAGAAATTGTTTTATAAAATGGCGACCAATCATATTGATTATTTTGTAATATTGTTGTATTTTCATTATTGTGTATAAAAATCCTAGATAAATATTTTTGATTTAATTGTTCATATATATTGGTTAAATTTTTTGTATCATTTGGATTTCTGGTGAAATCAAATATGTGATATTCATCAATTATATTTTCATCTAATAATAATTTTACATATTTATTTAAAATTTCCATATTTTGTTTTCGTCCGGCAAAAACACAAAATTTTACAATAACATTTTGATTATTTTCATTTATTTTTTTTTTTATTTTATGTTTTATATGATAATTTTTCTTTCTTTTTTTATAAAATTTATTGAACATTAAATTTTATAAGATAAAATGAATAAATAATTAACTAATTATTATCAACAATTCTTAGGATAATATTTGGAAATATTCACTTAAATATTTGGAAATATTCACTTAAATATTTGGAAATATTCACTTAAATATTTGGAAATATTCACTTAAATATTTGGAAATATTCACTTAAATATTTGTATTAAACATTTCAGAATCAAGAGTATTTGTATGATAAAAGTAATCAAATGTATTCATATTTTCATTATATTGTTCTAAATCAATCTTAATTAATTCATCTCCTTGAACATCATAAGGCAAGAAATGGGATAATAAGTTATTTAAAAATAAACAAACACTATCATGAGTTGTTAAATTATAACTTTCATATTCTTTATCATTTAATAAATCTTGAATATAATTACTATCAATTAATATATTTAATATTTCTTCAATTGTTTTATAGTTATCACCTTTTGTAATAAAAGCATGTTTATTTCCATTTTCATTGGGATAAACAAAAATCTTATAAGCTTCAAATATCATAATTTCATTATTCGTTTTATGGTCTTTTAATATTAAATATAATGGATAACATTGGTCTTCTAAGTCTTCATTAGATAATGATGAATTATTCATCCATTGATGGATATCTCTGCATAAAATTAAACTATTTATTTTATTGTTATCAGCATTATGTAGATGAAAATTCCAATAAAAGTCTATATTATCACTAGACCTTAAATTAAATATGGGAGTATTTTTGTTATTATCATTTACTTTTAATTTAAA